CATCGCCATCAGAAGACGATTCCGAAGCGACTGCATCGCTGACTTGCGCTCTCTGGTATGCTTCAATCATCTCCTTGGAGTCGAGCCATACGGCTTCAACATCTGGGAATGCTTCAATCCATTTCAGCAGATGTCTGCCGTTGATACCGCACTTAATTCCGGTAGCAAAAGCATTCATCTTGACGGTCATGTCGTAGGACTTATTCCTCATGAACTGGAAGTCGATATCCATGAGCCGTACTTTACGGAGCGGATCTTCTTCCGGAAGATATCTCTTAGGCACAAGTTCAATCGCCTTGAGGATAAGACGAAGCAGTTCCTTGTGTGCCGTCTCGATGAGTCCTTCCTTCAACTCCGCATCCAACTCAGTTGTAGTCCATCCGGAAGCCATGCTTGTCGCAGTACCAGTAGAACCACCGCCAGCGGAGTCGTACTGAACCGGAACACGGCAAAGCTGCAAGACATTATTCCACTGGAACTGAATGGTGGATAACGCCGATGCCCTGTCGAGATTGCTTCCGATAGACTCAATCTTCGGATTTTTGTCCGCACCACTGTGTGTCAGCAGCCATTGACCGGAAGTAGGCTTGATGGGATTTCCGTCCTTATCGGTCGGAAAATCAATATCGTTGGCCCACTTGATTTCTTGGACATTCTGAGCAACATCGTTAGCAAAATCGGAGCAAATGGTATTCAGCGAATTCAGTTCTTGCATATGATGCTCAAAAACACCATATCTGTCAGCAGCTCTCGTGTATTCCACAATCGGGATCATTCCGAGAAGATTAATCTTCTCGGTCACTGTTGCTCTCGCCTTGCTCAATCCCTCAACCTCATAAATCCTGTTGGCTGTGTAAACCGTAAATTTATAAGGTCTTCTCTTTCCGGTAGGCTCAGAGTAGGAAACCCCCATCATCTTCCTGTTTCCAGGAGCATTCCGATAAACGCAGAACGTGTATCTGGGATCAAGCATATAGACATTAGCGAAGGATTCGCTGTTGACTGCAAGGTCATCTTCGGTCTTGTAGTCAACCATCATGTAGCCGATGCCAGCGACTTCGACAAACTCCGCAAGATCAATTTCCTTCTGGCGAAGATTCTCACCGTTGTAGAGCATCGCATTCAGCTTATTGATTCCGGAGTCATCCATCTCTGCATTCTGTTCTGGAACTTCAACATCAGACCGCTGAACAAGCAACGGTGGTTGACTCCAGAAATATGCAGTATGGAACCATGCCACATACTCCGCAGCGTTTATGATATTGGAAATGTCTATCTCCGGTCGAATAACCTTTTCCCTGAGAAGCGGTTGGTCACCACCCTTATAGTCGAGAAGGTACTGAATGTCCGTCTGATTCTGCTTGTGGTCGGAGAATGCTTTGTAGAGGACATCCAACACATTTTCTCGATTGATTTTAACCTCATCAGTCAAGATGCGGCTTCTGCCGCTGAGTTTTCGTGCTATCATGCCGCACCCCTCTCTTGTAATAAAAAAGACACCCATTTCTGGATGTCTTCTCTCGATGGCTTTCGCCAATTATAAAGATATCACAACATTTTGTGACATATCGGACAACTTGTACAAAATATGTACCAGTTTGCTATTTCAGACCGTTTTCCTTCACAAATTTCTGGCAATCTCGCAATTCCGCATCGCTTACGGCACTAGGATCTGAGCAATCGATATCCCCATCATCATAAAGAGTCAGTACTTCTCCATCATTTCTCTCAAAGATGTGAGCGTGACCCAGATATGACCACTTCTTATCTCCAGCAGTTAAATCAGCAGGATAGTTCATCACATCGCTCCCTCTTCAATGATTCTGCATAAACCGCTGATAGGCTTTCCGAACGGAATCTTCTGTGCCGTGCATATCGTCAGCAACTTGGTTCCACTTCTTCCGTTCAATAAACCGCAAACTGATGATGCGCTTCATATAGTCATCTTTGATACTCCGGATAAACTTCTCAGCATGGTTCTTTTTGCTGATGAGGTCATACTGAGTCAGAACAAGCGTAGTCCGCAGTTGTTGTTGGAAGGTCTGCTTGAATTGCAGCTCCTGTTTGAGATCACGATATTCCGGAATCGGAATGCCCTCAATCACGAATCCTTGCCATCCACCTTCTCCACCATAGACCTTATCCTTGACAGTCTCGTTTTCCTCAATGTCATGGATGCGCTTCTCGGTACTGTGGATCTCCGCATCCAATTTGTCGATTTTGCGTTGGTACTCTTCTATGGCTTCCAAGGTATCTGAGTAATCGAACAGTGCTTGCTTCGTAGTCATAAGGCCCAACCCCCTCAAAACGGACTCATTATGATGGTACTCGGTTTCGCTTCCGGTCTTGCAATCCACTTCGCATAAGACGCAAGTCCGTCTGGCACATCATCGTGCTTATTCTTTCCAGCAACGGTATAGCTCATCAGAAAACTCATCATCACTCCATAAGGACTCTTCGGGTCATACATAGACTTGTCCTTGAAGATAACGTGCTGTTTCACCCACGGAGCGTAGAGAATAATCTTCGTTTCCTTGTTCTGTTCCGTGTAAGCCTGAGTTATGTTGCAGTATCCATTCGCTGCTTTGATTCTCTTGTCTACCTCAAAGGAAACTCTATCACCGCCATTGTTCGACTCAAATCTGGCAGCGTCCACTTTCCAGTTCAAAAGCAGTTGTGCAGAGCGCTCATACTGAATCTCATAGTTCGACTCATCGCTACAGATGCAGTCAACAAGGTAGTGGTCTTCTCCGTAAACGTAAAACACAGGCTGGAAGAAATAGTCAATCCCCTTATTCTTCGTATCGGCAATAGACAATATCGCATCTGGCGGTGTCAATGGCAGTTGTAAGTATCTCCGGAGTTCATTGTCATCGTATAATCTACCCTCACGTTCAATCGGATCATTCATGAACAAGCAGCGGAAGGAAACATCATCCATCGAATTCCGCATATCAACGAAATACTTCGTGTCGAATCCAACTCCGTATGCATATTCAAAATTACTCTCGCCATCCGCATTCAGTGCTGGAATCTTGATGAATTTCGCCCTTGGGTCACCCTCATGCTCTCTTTCAAGCCTTGAGCAAACATCCTGGATTGACCAACGTGTTGCTATGTGTATTTCTTTGCAAAACTGCTTCTTCCTCGTTTTTAAGTCGGTATTGTACGTTTGCCAGAGTTTATCCATTCGCTCTTTTGATAAGGCTTCCTCTATGCCAGAGCAAAGGTCATCTGCGTACAACAATCGTTCTGCTCTTGTAGCACCAGTCAGCGAAGCATTGATGGCTCGGCAAGTCAGAGATTTGAACCTCTTCATGTTTCCGACATCAATAGTCTGCTCCTTGGAGTTCGTGCCGTAACGAGGATCAAAGCGCACATCTGGGAAAATCTCATGCCACGCATACTCATCAGCGTCCGACAGAATCTGGCTCACACCATCGTAGAAACTTCTCGTCAAGATTCCGGAGTGAGCAGATGCCAAGTTTGGTTCGCTAGGCCACCATCCCATTACGCCGGAGAGCAAAAAGATTCCAGCAGTCGATTTTCCGGTTCCGGGCGGCATCGAAATCGAGAGGATATCCAAATCACCATGAATTAAAGCTTCCATGTTCTGGATGATTCCGAATTCAAGGAATTTCTGCCGTCTCGGTTCATAGAATCTCTTCTCTGGGTCACGGTTCTTCTCCAGATAGAGAAAATAACTGTCGAGACATCCACTCTGCGCTTCCAGAAGACGATATTTCCAGATGAGTTTATCTAATTCTGCATTTCCGGTCTGGCTCACCACATACTCAGCGAGACTCCGAAGATAATTGGACTGCACCATCGCAGATTTGCGAATCGGTTCGTTCTTCCGGAAAGAATAATCTGAGCGCAAATTAAGGAGCAACTGATACGAATCATTCAGCTGCCCCATAATCTTGTCTTCGCTCTGCCGTTGTATAATTGCTTCGTAGGTTGACCTACTAAGATAGTCGAGCAGTTGCTTATACCACTCGGCGCTGCCCTCTTTGTAAGCGTTCATGTTCGCCATGCGACTGCCGACTCACCCCCCCCCTCAGTCTTGCAAATCTTTCCGGTATTCAACGTACAGTTTCTCTTCAAAAGATCCTCTTTTCGGATAATGATAATCTAGCTTGCCACATTTCTCACAACACCATTCGGCTTCAACAAAAGCTGGTTCGTTTCCGTTGGAACCATGAGTCCAATGCCACCTCACAGGCTTGAAATCGTGCTTGCAGAATATCTGCTTCACCGCAGTGCGTATCTTCTGTATCATCATGTCTCCTCTGTTGGGATCTTCTTCCGAAATCTCTTGTTCAGATACCTCTTCGCCCACTTCTTCCAGGCATTCGTCATGCAGATGTACGCCCTGTCGTGCAGTCTTCCGGAAATGTAAGTCTCTTTGCCATTGATGACCTTCTTGTAACATCCCTTTTTCATCGCCAGAGAAATATCAGATTCATCACCATCGTGTAGATCAATGTACAGTTCAGAAACGTGATTCCACGGTCACGCTCCTTCGTGAAATACAGCGAACAAAGCGCAGCCAGAACCCACAGGATGTTTATAATCGTGATGAATACCTTGAAAAGTTGCAACATATCTCTCCCTTTCGTCAATGCAGAAACAACGTGGCAACTGCGTAATGAATGGCTTGGTCTGTCGCAAGCGAAATCTTCTTGTATCTCGCCTTGAGAGCGTCCGTTACGATATGCGTGGCAAGCATGACCGCAAGTCTCCAGTCGATTCCGAAGGTAAAGGCAAATGGCACACAGTAGCAGACGCAGTGGATAAACAGCACATACCAGTCCTTGCCCTTCATCGCAGCCATGTAATCCGTCTGAAACAGATAATCGCCTACCGCATGGCATAAAATGATTTTCACAAACTTCGCCAGCATGAATTACTCCCTTTTTTGTTTTCCGGAAATTTATGAGACTGCTTCGTATTTCGACTCAAAGTCTTTTCTCCACTCCACCCATATCTCATCTGTCGCAGAGTTATAAACCAAATAGTCACCTTCGTGCGCTTGCTGAAGCCCAATCACGTTGCTGTGCGGATAAACCCAAAGTACTTCGCTCCCTTTGTCGTAACGCACCGTGTTGTCCATAACCCGATTCAACAACCAGTACGGTGTCTCTGGATCGGTTTCCGGATTCCGAAGAAACTGATATGCAGCTATCTCCCTTACTCTCGTCCGATATGTCATTACATCTCCCTTGATGTATGAGTTTCCGAGAAATAAAAAAAGACTTCACAAGGAAATCTCTAAATGGTTACACATTCAGTTGTCTGGTTGTTATGCTAGTCTTGCATACTGCTGACAATACCTCGTTGTGATATTTGGGTTTTGTATTTATATATTATCTATCCACCTCTCTTGGGTAGAGAGAAGAGATATATTAATAACCCTTTTTTCTTCTTGGGGGAATTCAGCGGTATCACCCGCCGCCCTGGAAGACCAGCCCAGACCCCGGTGTGCCTTGTTTCGCGCCATGCCGTTCCGCATGTAACAAATCACATTCCCAGCGCTTGCGTGGTTTTGTTAAATCCATAACATAAACTATTCGCTAAATACTTACTTAACGAATAGTTTTAGCGCCAAAACAGCCGCAAAAACGCAAGCTTTGCAACTTTCCAGGCATTCAGTGCAAGTTACGCAAGTTTTACTTTCCGGAACTATCAATCAATCAATTCTGTGCATTGTTTTCTGTGATGCTGAGATCCGCAAAACTTGAAAAATCATTATCTTTCGGCGGCAGCGGCAGCGATGCGAAATTATATTTTTGTGCAATTGTGCTTGCATTTTGTTGTGGTGCTGCTATTGTGATTTGTTGCGCTTGTGGTGTTTCTTGCCAGCCATACCAACATTTTAGTTGTGCATATGCCATCAAATTACCTTGTAACATAGATTCTGATAAAGCTTGTTCGGAATTAATAAATACTTTTTCGGCGAAAAATTGCCATGACATTTTAGGTATTTGACTATCAATATAATCCGGAATTCTTTTCCCTTCCTTCCAAGCTCTAATACACTGTGTTTCAATTCCAGACATAGCAGAAAAGGAATTAACAGTATATTCTTTTTTGTACTTACAACACAAATCTATAAAAGTATTATAAGCTGTCTGTATTGATATTATATCGTTATACGGAATTTTAGAATTTTGATTATTAATACAGATATCATAATCAGAGGGTTTAAACAATTGAGAGTATATATATCTTAATACACCGGAAAAAGCTAATCTATTATTAACATCATCTTTATCGGGCAATATATTATATATATACTGTTCTGCTAATTCCAATATTCTATTTTCATCTATTGATGTTTTATCAATTAAATTAATCATAGTGTTTTAATAAATATATATAATATATTCTGTGTTTTCTGTGTCGTTTATATCGTTTCCAGTGTAGAACCGTTTTTATTTTTCCAGTGTAGAAAATATATATTTCAGTGTTTCCGGAATGTTGCCAGGGTTTTATATTTTTCCGAGATCCGCAGCACTTTATATATTTAATAAACTTATTTATTCCGGAATGAGAATATTTATATATTTCTTTCTCTGTCTGAGATTTATATATATTTCTATTCCGGAATTAGAATAAATATATTTCTGTATCCTGTGTTTATGATTTATATATATCAGTTTTCTATGATCGATATATGTTTATATCTTTATTCCGGAATAATGATGTTTAAATATCCTGGAATCTTTTATATATTTCTTTATTCTGTGATATCTGAGGTATTTATATAATAAATATATTGGTTTTTATAATATATATTTTATTGTTTTTAAACTGAATCTGTTTAATACAATAAATTTATTTTAAAACCAAAATAAAAAATATAAAACCACAGTATAATCTTTCTTTATTTCTTTTCTTTGTTACTTTCTTTTCTTGCTTTCTTTCTGTTTTTTTGAGTTTGTGCAAATCATTGCATTTTGCGCTGAGATCCTCAGCGCCATATATATTTTATTATTCCGGAATACTTTCTGTTTTTCCTTCGGAATATCTTATTTATATATTTATTTGCGGAATGTGTCAAATTCAGTTTCTAAGGCCCTGGAAAAGCGTTAAAAATGGCGTAAATGCTGAGTTTTTCCATCCGGAAACATGGCTTTTTTCTTCCCTACACTGGAAACTGAAAGTTTGTGAAATTTGCACAATAAATTTCGTCGTTTTGACGAAAGATAATTTTACATCTTTCCGGAAAAGTGTAAAAGAATTTTGCATTGCTGTTTTTCGGAAACAAAAAAACAGCGGATATGATCCGCTGGAAATGCTCACATATACAGTTAATCATTCCGGAAAAAGAAAAGCTGCCATAAAAGGCAGCTTGTTTTTATCTGTTCTGTTCTTCCTCATACTTTCTTTTGAATTCCTGGAAAAGATCCACAAAGAATTTATTACATGATTTTCCGGTATGCTCTTTAATCCATTCTTTACTACCAATATCTAAATTAACATTTATCCTTTCGAATCGATCATTATACGCTTTTACAGCTTTCCTTGTATAATCCGGAGTTTTTAGCTTTTTCGTTGTCATATTGTTTTGTCCTTTCTTAATAGGTTTATATAACAAGGTTATATATCAATCATAGCATTGATTTTCCGAAAAACAAGTACTATTTGTTCCGGAAAAAGTCGGTTATATACTTTTCACAAAAACAAGTTTATATTTGTCGGTTATATTTGTACATTATGCTGTTTTTCGTTATGTCGGTTATATTTCGCTTGCATTATGTCGGTTATAGTGTATACTGGAATCAAGAAACATAACCGACATATATAAACGTCTTTTTAAAGAAAGGATAAAAACAATGAACAAAAACAGAAACGATATCTACAAAGGTTATTATAATCCGGAAACTATCGCAAAATTTAGGGACGCTTTAAACAATGCGAAAAAGATAGTTTTGGATCCTAACTTTTCTGGAAAAGTCAAAATTAGCTCAGGTAATACCAAAATGGGTGCTGTTCCCTCTGTTTCTATGCTTCCGTTTATCACGTGTCCAGCGCGTTGCGCTGAGACTTGCGGCCCTGACTGCTACGCTGCAAAGCTTGCCAATTTACGGGAAAACGTCCGCAATGCATGGGCCTATAATACAGCGCTTGCAATGTTTAGACCGGATATTTATTGGTCTGGAATCAGGGAAATTTTAGCAGTTTCACGTTATTTCAGATATCACGTTTCCGGCGACTTTCTGAACATGGCTTATTTCCAGGAAGTCATAAAAAGTGCAATTGATTTCCCGAAATGTGAAATTTTAGCATTTACGGCACGTTTTGAGATCGTTAACAAGTGGATAAAGGAAAACGGCCCACTTCCGGAAAACTTGCATATTTTATTCAGTGGTTTTCATGGAAGGGATACAAAAAACAGCAATAAACTTCCGGAAACAAGGGTTATTTTCAAGGGTGAAAATCCCGAAGAATCCTGGAAAGTTTGCGGCGGCAATTGCTTAAATTGTGCATGTCGTGGTGTAGGTTGCTGGAATGTTTCCAAGGGTGAAACGATTTGTTTCAAAAAGCATTGATTATATAACCATTTCGGAAGGGATATATATAACTATCCCTTCCGTATATCTATTAACTATCGATCACAAGGAAGGATAAAACACAATGAAAAAAACTATTTTAGATATTCCGCACAATATCAGAATTAACAATGGATACTGTGAAATAGATATACATAACTCATTATTCCGGAATTCTAAGTTTTTCAAGATCCATATGGGAAACAAAGGAATGTATATCAGATATTACAGAAAAACTTATTATTTCATCTGAGGAAAACAAAAAATGATGATACTGGAAAAAATTATAGAGTTAGGGTTTTTTATCATCATGGCGCTGCTAGTCATGGCATTAATAAAACACATTATAAAATCAATTATTTACAGTTATTTGGATATCTGAGAAAGGAAAGATAATGAAAACTACATTTTACAGTGTTAAGTATTTCAATGGATTTTATGTAGAAAATAAGTGGTTTGCAAATCTTACTGACGCAAAAAACTTTTATTACTCAGAACAGGCAGCGGATAAACCTATAACACATAATTTTAGAGATCCGGAAAAGATAGAACACATTAAATTTGTTATCAGTTTACAAGAACAGTAAAGCAAACAAAAATAAAGGCCCTGGAAATATTCCAGGGCTTGCACCATAAAAGAAAAGGAAAAAACACTATGAAAAAATTTAAAACCGGACATATTTATTTTATAAATGGTGGTGGTGAAATTTACGTTATTAAAAGAACACCATGTTATATAAAAGCTTTCGGAAAAACAAAACATGGGGAATTCAAAACAAGTCGATTCTTTATATATGATTTAAATTTATTTGGTTTGGGCGAAAATATACTAATTACTAACGAAAATTGTAAATCAGTAAAATATTTCTGTTTTGCTGGACATGAAAAAGAGGAAGGATAAAAACAGTATGTACAGTAAAGATATAAAAAATAAAGTTGTTTCTGATTATTTCAACACAGAATTGAATGTAAAACAGATCTCAGAAAAATATAATATTTGTGTCCGTTCCGTTTATGGCTGGACACATTCCGAAAGAAACAAAAGAAGGGATAAAAGCAAAAGTTATTTTTTAAAGCTAACAAAAAAAGAATTGGAAGTATTGCAGTGTTCATTATTTAATTATTCCGATTCCTCTAATTATCCTGATTATGCTGCAATTGCTAATAACTTACGGAATAGAATAATTGATAAATTGGAAGAAATAAACGAAGTAGAAAAAGCGAATATATAAAAGATTATGCTATCAGTATAAACTGATAGCATTTTTATTTGTCCAGGATCCCACAACAAAAAAATTGCACGTTCTCAACGCAAAATATATTATTTATAATCTATGTAGAATTAGAGTATAAACAAACTATAGCACTATTTCAGAAAATCCCTTTTTAGCTGTCTCAGGGCCGTTTAAAAGCGCTTTACCTTGTTTTATGTGTTTCTGTACATGAGAACGGATAAAGCGCTTAAAAAGTCGTTTAAACGCTTTAAACAACTTTTGAACATTCCAGGCAGCACAAAAGACAATGCTATTTTAGGGCTTTTTAGGGCTTTATAGGGCTTTCAATGCTGTTTATTGTGTCTGTATATGCTGGAATCGTTTCCAGCGCTTTAAAAGCTTTGCAGCACGTTTAAAAGCTGTTTTTCTATGTGTCGATCATTCCGGAATGCTGTCTGTAATTATGGCATTTCAATTTTAAGGCATTTACAAGACGTTTAAAGGCTTTTTAGGTTTTTAGCGTATATAGACACATTGAAACGGAAAAATGCAATACAAAGCATTGTAGACAGCTTAAAAAGCATTTAAAAGCATGGTGCAATGATTGTTTTGTATCCTGGAATCATTCCGGAATTAATCGGAATTGTTAGGAAATTATCAGATAATTCTGATTTTTCGGATCTTCTCAAATTTTCAGGTTCAATTTTCCAGGAAAATCATGATTGTGAAACTTCAGATTTTTGATAGAAATTTTCTATCTGAATTCTGAGGTATGCCAGAGGGATCACGGGGGGAGCCGAAAGTTTCACGCTGATATATTACTGCGGAGCTGCGGAAAAATTCTGATCGGAATTCTGGGGCTTTCTGGATACCCACGGGGGGTGCTAAAAGTTTCATCCTTATAAATACCGGAAATTTCAAGTTTACTCTTCAAATCCAAAAATAAATTTTGCAAATCAGCTTCAAATCAAAAAGGACTGCGGTTTCCCACAGTCCAATTCGGCAGAGCGCTTTCGCACCAACACTGCCATTTTGCCGCCCTACCCTCTTAACGGCTTGCCAGTCTCCATCTTCCTTCGATCGGCGAATAGTCCAGGCTCCGATGGTTGCGACCCACCTCATCTTTCTGCATT